ATGGCACTGGATATTACATAGGTCCTGATGTTACTACAGTAGGTCAAAGAGTAGGTCCAAGAGTAGTAGGTCAAAGAGTTCTTATGAGTAAAAATGATGTTGAGAATAAACTTAAGAATGAAACAGTTCCAGTCTTAAAGAGCAGACTAAGAAATATAAATTACATAATCCCAAGTAAATCAAAGAAACAAGAAATTATAGATATTCTTGTAAAACACTACCTTGATACTGGTCGTATGCCAAAACGAAGTGACATACCAGCTTAGTCTAGATTTTAATTATAATGTAATTAAAATTTGATATCACTTTCAGTCTTACAACCGCTTTAATAAATGATGAACGATAACAAACAAAATACCACCCCATAACGAATCTGCAATAGCAAACTTCAAGTCATAATTTTCGAGTAAAGCATGATTAGTAAAATCGTATACGGCATATATTGATATACCATAGAGGAATGCCTGTTCATAGCTAGTTGTTTGCAAGGCCATATAAGCTAAAACCAGATACACTATAAAAGCACTAGCATAACGAAAATGAACAGGTTGACCCTGTATTTTTTCTGTCATACGAATAGCATACTTACCACCAGTCGTTAACCAAATGAGGTCAACTAAAAAGATAATAACCATCGTTTTTAAAATTAACGGTAGAGAAATTTCCATTTATTAACCTGTAACAAATTTAAATTTATTAGAAATTCGTAGACGTATATTCTCGAGAATAAATTGAAAAATCTATATATACAGTCTTAAAATTAGCGCGATTATGGCGAACATTGAAAGAAGTAATATTATTATGACTAAACGAAAGTCTGCAATCACTATAACTTTCGGGGACCAGGCTGAAAATCACAAAGGAATGCAAATTATCGGAAAGATGGCTGATTGTGGGTTCATGAACGAAGAACTCGAGAGAGCCAAGAATATTTTCGAGCAGGAAGGTTGTCATTGCGAGTTTATTGACCTGAAAGAGCGGTTGCTTTCGACTTGGGATAATCCAGACTCGGTTGAGATTGAAGAGGCCAGTGTTTTAATCGTTCGAGGCGCGGTTACACATATCCTCTCAAAGGTAGGTTTTGATGCTGATTATATATTCGAGGAGCAGGCTAATCTTAATGTTGATACGAAGGCGTTTATGTATGGTCGAGTTGTCGAAAAGAGTGCTCGATATAATTTATGTTTTGATGATACTGAACAAGAGCCTGATTACGAGAATAAAAAGGGTAGAATTATTCCGTATAATGATGTTCCGTTGACGAGATATGTAAGACATATGCTCCCTTCGTATTTGGGTGAGAAGGCGAGGAATTTGGCTGGAGAAGGTAATTATTATTTCGACTCGAGTAAGTGTGGTATTGGATGGCATGGTGATAGTGAACGGAAGAGGGTTGTTGCAATGAGATTGGGTGCAAGTATTCCACTTGCTTATCAATGGCATCATCGTGGGAAGCGAATTGGAGATACGATAATGTTTGATGATGTTAATCACGGTGATTTATATGTGATGAGTGAGAAGGCAAGTGGATGGGATTGGAAACGGAAGTTGAAGCCTACATTGAGACATGCAGCGGGTTGTGATAAGTTTTTGAGTTTTAAGAAGGATGAATAATAGAGTTAGAAATTTATGAATAATAAAAATTTAAATTGGAAAACAATTTAAATTTGAATCGGGTTCTCAGGATATTATATCCTAATTAGATAAAAAGGTATGTTTTTTCAATCACAAAATCAGTCTGTTTATGACGAAATAAATCGATGTATCTATAAATTAATGTAGCATAAGAATCTTTAAGCGATAAATGATTCTTTTATATTTCCTATAATAAATGAGTTTTTCAATATCAGGAGGTTATTCTCCAAGTCTTAATGATGGAATTTTTCCGGCTACAGGAAATATTATACCTAAACAAAATGAACTATATACAATAGGTTTATCAAGTGATCTTCGATATAATAAGATATATAGTAAAGAAGGATTTTTCGGCACTTCAACAATTTCAGTATCTGACTTCAATAAAAAGAAGGATATTCAGCCTATCGGAGATGCATTATCACTAATAATGCAATTGAAACCAAAGTCGTTCAAATTTAAAGGTGGTACATCGAATAGAATACATACAGGGTTTATAGCACAGGAATGTGTTGACCTTTTTTGTCCCAATTGGGCAGTCTATGTTAAAGATGGAGATGATATCGGTTTGAGATATGAACAGTTTATATCATTGAATACAAGGTCAATTCAGCAATTGGCTAATCGTCTTGTAAATGTAGAGGAATTTTCTAAACAAGCATCACAAAAGTTATCGACTGATTTTACGATGTTGAATACAACTCAGGATGTCAAAGAGAATGAGTTAAATACGATATATGATAGATTGAAAGCAATAGAAAGTAATTTAGAAAATAATTTGGAAATAAAGATTGGAAATAGTTTGAAATCTAGTTTATCTGTTGAATGCGTATCTAGGGTAAATGATGTCCATAATCTTATCAATAATGATTTGAATACGATTTATGAGAGATTGCAATTCATTGAAAATAATGTCCAAAATACATTGAAAAACATCCTGACTCAGGAATGTATAACTCGTGTAAATGATATGCATAATAATGTTATTAATGAGGTTGAAATGAAACTCGAAAAGAATGTAAATCAAAGGTTGACTGAAGAGTGTAAAAACCGCGTGAATGATATGTACGGAAAAGTGATAAACACGGTTGATATCAAGATGGAAGAGGAAAGAAAAAGAAAAGAGGATAAGTCAAGGGAGATTGAGTCTATTATCAATAATTTCCAGATAAAGTTCAATGAGCAGATATGTGATTTGGTAGATAAGGTCAATCTACTGATATTGAAATGCAATGAGCTTGAAAATGGAAGAGTCCAAAGTCAGTTGCCAGAAGATGATGTATTTAATAGTCCTCTTCAAGAGCAGATGTCAAATTTGGTGGATAAGGTTAATTTCTTGATATCTAAGTGTGATGATATAGAGACTTTTAAGGAAAGATATGGTGATAGTTTGAAGGAGCATTCAGAAGAGATTGAATTACTTTTGAATTTCGAAAAGACGTTTCGACAGGAAATGGTTGATTTGGTCTCTAAAGTTGAATTACTAGCGACTGCTCTTGAGAATTTTAATGATTCAAATAAGGCTGAAATTGGATTGTTTAACAGTTTGATGGATAAGGTGAATCTATTATCTGGTGATATCAATAGTATAAGAGATAAACAAGATGATAGTTTACGAGAACAATCTGAGCTAAATGTTTTAAATAGCAGTTTCGAGCAATCGTTTCGTCAACAGATGATGGAGTTGATGGAGAAGGTGAATTTGCTAGCGAATGATTTGGAGGTAATTAAGGAAGCCGTAACGAAAAGTTCGAATGAGCAAAAATCAGAAGAATTGGACTTGATAGGCAAGTTGATAGAGAAAATTAATATGTTATCTATTGAACTACAAACGATAAGGGAAACTCAATCTGATAATTTACAGGAGCATAAAGCCGATGAATTGGAGTTGATTAATGGTTTGATGGAGAAGGTAAATCTATTGACTGCTGATTTGGAGTTGTTTCGAGAGAATGTAAAGCAAAGTTCTCATGAATCGGCGAGTGTATTAAGTGAATCAAGCATAAATTTTGAGAGTAAATTTAGAGAGCAGATGATGGATTTGATTGAGAAGGTGAATTCTTTGGTATTAAGATGTAATGACCTTGATGTGAAGCTTAATAACATACCAAAGCCAGAAAAAAATAAGATAGAATTTGAGGATTCCGATTCTTGTGGTTCTAGTATGATGGAAACTATACAGGAGAGATTGTATAAGGCAGAGCAGTTAATAGGTAAGCAACAGAAGATGATAACCAAATTAACTTCGGCTGTCAATAGTTTGTTAAGGTCAAATGATAATCAAACAACTACTAAATAAAGAATAATTGTATAAATTTTAACTTGTTATTCAGTTTGAATAATAAGTTTAATGAATAAGTTTAATGAATAAGTTTAAACAGCAGAGTCTACATTGGATCTCTTCTTCTTCTTTGCAATCCTGAGTACAGGTTCTTCCTTCTCTTCCTTCTCTTCTGATTCATCTTCAGATAGAGCAAGTTTTGATAGGTCAATTGAATGATTTGATTTTGCGAGCTCAAGCATTTTCTGGAACTTGAGGAGTTTCACCCTTTCTTTTTCTTTTATTTTAGCCTCTCTCTGGTCTCTAACGCTTTTCAAACAGGATTCAAAGTCATATGACTTAATGAAAATTAGGAGTGAAAATAAGAGCGCCACAGCTTGTTGAACAACACTAACAAGTGTCATATTTTGATTGGTCATAAGCCATTCTGTTATTGTAGTAGAATTCATTTATATATACGAAAAAAAATAAAAATTATTTATTGCTATTTAAAGACAGACGAATTTTGTCTTTAGCAGTTATCATTAAGTTCAAAAGTATATTGAACGCGAGTTTATATTGATATTCAATATAAAATCTATTAATTCATTTACTGAACTGGAATCGAGAGACCATCTGAATACATAATTTTATCACATACTAATAACGGTGTTGATACGATTTTTTCCCTTAATTCTTGACATAATACAATGACATTATATGATATGTAGACTCGTTCTTGGTCATTAATGTATACTCGAATCTTGTTATCATGGTAAGAATTACAACAGACTACCCTATTCAAACTAGAAAACGTATTTGGACCCATTATCAATTCAGAATGCATACTAGTATCAATATGAGTAATGATATCACCATCCACTTTTTTCAATTCCATATCAAAGAATCGAAGTCCTTTACTGTCAATCTGTATCACACTCATGTCGTCAATAATATATGAAAAATATAAAGTGTAACATACTGCTCGACTTGAAGTTGCTACTAATTTATCAATAGCAGACAAGAACGTATGTTTATAACTATAAATGATATCTACTCCTTCCAGCAAACTATCTAACGAAACGGGCTCTGTCATTTATTAAATTCATTCTTTCTTTAAATTGAACTGAAATTGAATTTAAAATTTTTATAAAGCATTAGATAGGATAATGGAATCTAAATTTAATAATATTGTTATGATTAATATCAGTATCGGAGATATCCCTGAATGGCAACATGATTCTCAGTTCTTTGATAACTTGCTAGATGGTAGTAACTTGGATGATGTCTTTACCATCAGTTCCAACTTCATTCGAAATGATGTTGTTTCGAATGTAGAAGACTTTGAACAAGTTTACAATATATGCGTCTATTTTATGCTCAAAAACATACCTTATAGTTTACTTGATTTCTTGATGATTTTTAATAATGATGATAAGTATCAAAAACTACGGGAGAGACATTATGAACTTATGTCTGATTGGTGGGGTATCTTTGATATAGTCTATTACAATAGAGATAAAAAACACAGGGAATCAGCTTCCCTATTATTTGCAGAACGAGGGAATATAAAAATGGTTGAATTCTATAGTAAGAGAGGTATACCAATCTCATTTTTTCACTGTATAGAAGCATCTACTAGCAATAAGGAATGTCTGGACTATTGTCTACGAAATAAGACTTCCGTATTTTCAGACAAAGATGATGAAAATGTATTTTATGCAGAATGTTTTGAAACTGCAATAAGTAACAATAATTTAGATTGTATGCAGTATCTATTAAAGATTAGACCTGACCTTATTAGCCATGATGATGCCGAGCAATTTTCTATCAAGGCTGTAGAAAAAGGATACCTTTCATCACTTACGTTCTTACACAAGAATGGATTTCCTTGGAATAGTTTTACTACTAATGTTGCAGCTCAATTAGGGTCAAAACAGTGTCTTGAGTATGCAATGGTAAATGGTTGTCCTTATAATGTTGAAATATTATATGTTGCTACTTCTGATTGCTATCAATATCTAATTGAAAATTACCCTGAAGAATTTGGAGGAAGTGATATCGATAGCGATATCGGTAGCGATGACGATTATAATTATACAAGACCTTATGATGCTAGACCATATTAAAGACTAATCATATTAATCATACTATTTATATTTTATATTGAACTTCAATATAAAATTCGAATCTTTGTTACCATCTTTTTCTCTTATCCTTTTTACGTTCCATTATTCCTATTCTGGTTTCCGAAACTCCAGATTCAAGAGAGTCGTATGTCAATCTGATTTTCTTGCTATCTTCAGCCTCTTCTTCTCTCGAATCTGGATTGG